TTTACGACTTGTCCCATAGGGGTTTCTAGTATCGATGCTTCACCCACAACATCATTACCTTGAAACTCAAGTTTATTGATCTTGTGAGAAACTTTATCTAAATTTACGGTCGGTCCTTCAGGGTGATTTAACTCACCAACTGCTCTACCTCTTTGTACTTGTTCTGTATCATACTTATTTACAGCCTTTTCTATGATAGGCATTGGATATATACGACCGTTTCGATTCTTTTTTTCTGCTTGTGCGAATATACCTCGAATCTTATAACCTTTTTTACCAGTTTTTTTATCTTGCTCGGTAATAAATTCTATATCGTTTTCGGTAAATTCTGATATTAGTTTCATGTTCTTTCCTACTTATATTGTTTCATAAATTCACTGATAGCTTTTTCGGCTTCTCTTTGTGTTCTATAAACATCAAGCCTATCACCATCTATGTAAGCAACAAAACCATTACGTTCTTTATGTATCATTGCTTTGACACCTTTAACTCTTTTGTTAAAGACCATCTTACCTTCTGGCTTTCTACCAGCCAACTCTCTTAATTGCAAAAAAGTTCTCATGTTAACTATATTTATACATTTTCAGTTTTATACAGCAGCACCTTCGACTTCTTCTTCCTCGTCATCTTCGATTTCTTCAGGAACTTCTAAGTCTTCATCTTCAATTTCATCATCATCTTCTTCGGTTTCTTCTGTATCTTCTTCTTCGAAGTCTTCATCTTCTAATGGATCATCTTCATCTTCTGGATCACCATTGTAAATTTGACCAGCCAATTTTACTTTTGTTTGGTCTAACACATCTGCAAGTTTAGTAGTCATTACATTACCAAATACTTCATTTGCTTTATTATAATCTTGTGCTAACGAATGCTTTACCAAATCTTCAATGGTATCTACATTGTCAGGCATTTGTTTTTCTTCAGACATTATACTGCTCCTTGATCGTCTTGTGGTTCTTGCTGCGCCGCAGCTATTTCACTATCCATTCTTTCGATTTCATCATCATCGAAAAGAAGAATATTCTTTTGTACCCATTGCTTAGAGAAATATTCACCAACATAGTTTTGAATTTGGTCTAGTGTTTGTATTTTTTCTCTAAGTAATTCTGCTTCTTTTAATTCTGAAAAATGATTATCTCTTGTAAAATCAATATTGACTTCATTCTTCCATGATTGCCAATCTTCATCAGTGATAATATTTTTCATCATCAATTGTTTCTTAAGTATTTCATAAAAGAAAGTGGAGAATCTATTTCTCAATCTATCAATAAACTTCTGAAACTTTAATTCATCTCGACTTATCTCAGTAGCTCTACCTAATGAAAACTGTTGTTCTTGTTCTAACCTATTTAACGGAACATTCAATGACCTATATAATCTCTTTTGAAAATATATAATGTCTTCAATTTGTCCAAGATTCTCTCCACCAGGGAGTGTGGATATTTCAGTTCCACGACCGCCCTCTCTTCGCGGTAGCCAAAAATCTTCTAACATTGACATATGTTTACGATCATCACGTATTTCACCAGTCTTTGCGTCGTATACAAGTTTGTTACGATACTTGGCCATAATATCTTTCATATATTGTTCGGCTTTACCTCTTGGTAAGTTACCTACATCAATATAAAACATTCTTCTTTCAGGTGCTCTTGCCAATCTGTATATTACTAATGAATCTTCCATCATTCGTAATTGTGTTATTGGTTTTAAAGCTTTATGTAAAAATGAAACAACTTTCTTTCTGTGTTCATCAAGTAATCCTGAAGTACAATAACTAACAGAATCATTACTTAACCTTATTGCGTTTGCTTGTGATCCAGGTTTTTCCTGGAAAATGTAAAATTCATCAACCTTTTCAATTAATGGTGCACCTGTTGCAGGATCTTTTTTCTTTTTTACTTGTTTCACTTTTCTAATTTTTGCAGCATCAATATATCTTATTTCTTGAATACCTGCTGATAAATTATTTTCATCAACTACTAAGTGATGATATAATCTACCATCAACATACCATCTTCTAAATATGTCATGTCCTAATTCTTTAAAATTTAACATGTTATATATGTTGTCAAACTCTTCCAGCATTTGCTTTTTTATTGAAGCACTTACTGGTACTCTATCTAAATTCAATGTAATAGATGGTTTCATGTCCATTGAAGTTATTGATTCATTAACAATATCTTCGATTGCAGCATCAGCTTCCGGATGCATTGCAGAACCACGATATTTTAATATGAGTTGTACATTATCTTTTGAGTCATCACCTTCCATATTGATGTAATGACCATAATGTGAACCATAAGTTGTTGATGCTACATACCCTGCACCATCATCGTCACGTGGCGGTACGATAGACTTAATTGCCTTCTTATCTTTCGTTCTTGTAATTTCAAAACCAAATATCTTTAGTGTGCCGTCAGCCATAATATTCCTTTAAGTTATAGGAGAGCTTTCGCTCTCCTATTATTTATTACTTAAGTAGTAGTGTCAGTTTCAAAGTATTGGTATGCAAATGTTACTGTAAATCTTTCGATTTCATCATTTGTACCATAGTTCAAATCAATTGGTGACATATCTTGTGGATATGATCCTCTGAACGTATACTTCTTTAGTGTATCGCCTGACCTATCAAGTTGTTCAACTAACAGATCTGCTTCATAAGCAATTGGAGTTGATAATCCAGTATTAGCACTGTGTGCATTCATACCATTCATCCATCTCTCCATTGGATTTCTTATTGCAAAATCCGTATCGTTGATTATTGTTACTGTCCATACATCAAATGTTCTGTCACCGGCCATTTTTAATTGTCTACCTCTAAAAGGTACAATTATCTGACCAAGTGTTGACCCTGGCAACTGAGCTGTTTCACAAAGGAAAGATGTCAGTTCTGGATCGCCATTTGCATATCCCGGAAAGTTAATAGTAGCTTTGAAGAGGTTAGGACGAGCCCCACCACCTCTTAGCTTTGATTTAAAATCATCTACGCCTAATACTGCCATTTCTTACCTCCTTATACCGTACCGACGACTTCTTCGAAGTCCACACCAGTTCTTACGGCTACAAAGTTCAGTGTAACAAAATTGATAGAACGTGCAGGTTTGATAAAGATATCTGCTCTAAATTCATTTCTATCAATTACCTCTGGAGTATTGTTTGTAGCGTCAGCTACTACTCTAAAGTCAGTGATACCTCGTCTACCTTTGACTTCTCTTAATACTGGTTCGATTATATTTACAAACTCAGCTCTTGTAAATTCGTCATTGAATTCAAAGAGTACTTGTTCTGCCGCTCTTGATATTGCTCTCTCCAATACTAAGAATAATCTTCTTACGTTGATTCTGTCAAATGCAGATGATCTTCGAAGTCCAGTTTTATCACCGAATAGTATTACACCAGACCCAGGGATATTTGCAATTGGGTTTACACTCTTTTTATATAAAGAGTCTCTTTCCCCTTTTGTTGGTGTCCATGCTAGTGAAGTGATTCCAAGATACTGACCTCTTCTAGAACCTGCAGGTGAGAACCAAGCCGCTCTATTTAAATCAGTTGCAGCCATAAGTCCTGCTGTTGAAGAAGCTGCAGGTATGAATATGAACTGATCATTAAATTTATCATACACTTTTAAAAAGTTACCGTCCATGAAAGCATATGATGAGAATGGAGTTATAGCATCAGAAGTTGCAGTAATATTAGTTGTTATAGTACTTGAATTTGTCAAGTTAACAACGTCATCTCTTGCTGGTGAAAATACAGCAACGCAATCTTTTCGCTGTGCAGCTGTACTAATTAAGTCCGTAGCTACTGTATCATGACTTGTTCTATCTGCCATACTTGGAGAAATTAAAAAGTCAATTTCTACTTGATCTTTATCTTCAAAAAGATCGTATCCAGTTGCAAATTCACTTATTCCAAGTCCTGTTGAGTTTACGCCACCTTGAAAAGTAAATGATGCAGCTGCGTTAAAAGCTGCTTTATTTAAATTAGTGTCATTTGCGCTGTCGTCTGCAGAAAGTATGGTATTTGCTCCTTCTGCTCTGTAATCTGAATCCCAATTGACCCAATATACATATTCTGATCTTTCGTTTACAACATCTTTGGCATAGATGCTCGAACCTTGCTCATTAGTTGCGTTTTTAAACATTGACAAAAACGGATATGTTTCTAAAACAGTGCCTTTTGTTCCAGTAATTCTACCATTTTTATCAACAACAGCCACGTGAACTTCATCGTTTGTTTGCAAACCGGTGCTATTGTTAGTTAAGAATGTTGATGTACCAGGAGCAGCATCAAAACTTGACTTATAATCCCAAGCATCAAATGCTGTGGTATTTGCAGGACAAACATCAACCCGTAAACTGTTACCTAAATCGCCTGGGTATCTAGCAACCCAAGTATGATTGCCTGGGTCGAGCGCGTTTGATGCGGCTGAATCGAGGTTTACATTACCTGCTCCATCACTATCTGTTCCTAAAAGAGCAGTTTTAGTTAAATCAGCTAGTGCAGCAAGTTGGCCATCAAAATGATCTTCGTTTTTGATAACAACATCTTGTGCTAAATGAGCTGCAGCCGCCACTGCAAGTCTTTCTGTATTAGCTGAATCCGCTACAAATGTTCTGCCGTTTGTTATAGTGGCGCTAGTGCCTCCTGTGTTTTTGTCTCCGGCAATGACTTCTTGGCCAGTAAGTTTAGTTGCTCTTGTTGATGAAAATGCGTTTTCTGCAGTACTTGTGATAGCTCTTACTACTTGTAGATTACTTGAGTATCTTAAGAAAAATGATGCAGAGTGAAAGTCTACAGTATTACTGGAATCAGGTGAAGCGAACGTTTCTACGAGTTCAGTCTCATTAGCGATTAAAGTTCGTTTTTCTACCGGACCCCATCTGTAGTTTCCTACGATTGCGCCTGTAGTTGACTGGACGTTAGGCACTCCTCCAGTCAGGTCTATCTCTTTGACAACAACCGCGGGTGATTCCGATGGTGAAAATAGTGCCATTTTTTTATTCCTTATTTTTAATTACGAGTTTCATAATACGATTGTTCAATTATTGTTATTTATAATATTACAAATCTCTATCATATTCAATCTGCCATTGGTCTTCTTTACTTTCAATAGTTTTCATATGTTCAGTTCCGTCATCAATAAAACCAAAAGGAACGATATCTTCTTGTATTTCTTTCATCTTTTGATTAAATATTACATCTTTTATATTGATATCTGTTAAATCTGAAAAATAAGCTGATGAAACAAAAAAACCAAATAATACTAAATTCATAACTAAATCGTCATTGTTACCAGTGGATGCTTGAAACGTTTGACCTTTCGCTTCAAACGTAGATATTTCTAAAATTGTTTGTTCGTCAACAACATTAAGCTTATTATTTTCTAGTAAATCTTTAAGCGCACTACAACCTAATCTTTTTGATCTACGATTTATTTCTATACCTACTGCATTTGCTTTAACTGCAGATTCTACATGCATATTTTCATATTCTAAATCATAATATAATCCATTACATACAACTGAACCTTGATCATTTGATTCAACTATGCAATAAGCTTTGTTGTAGACTACTGCATACTTATATATAATATTAGGGAAGAGTAGTGGAGAGATAGTGTTGTTGCGGTAAACAGCAACCTGTTCAAACGGGCGAGTGCTAATATCGATTAATGAAAAAGATGAATAGTCCTGTCCTCTTCCCTTACTAACATCAGCTATTAAAATATATTCACTACCTTTTACAGGTTGTTTATATATTAGCATATCACCACCTTCCATAAACTTTATAGGTTGAGATGCTCTTAAATCTAAAAGAGTTTGTGCATTAATTAAAGTATCTCCAGTTCCAAAAAATGTGTTTCCAAATTCTTGATCAAATTGTACTTGTGAAGTATTGTTAATTGTTTCTTGTTTCCATTCTTCATTTCTCCCTGGTACATCATGCCAATCAACTCGAAAGTTACTATACTCATTAACACCTTGCACTGAACCTTCCCATATTTTATGAAATGTATTGCCTATACCATTTGCAGTTGATGTCACAATAATTTTTGTATCTGTACCTGATGATATTACAGGATATGTTGAAGTATAAAACTCTGCGGCTCTTTCTACAAATGCAAATTCATCTAAGTATAATAAATTAATTGATAAACCTCTAATTGATTGTCCTGATGTTGCAGCAGCAATAATTCTACTATTATTACTAAAATCGATATTAGATTTATTTAAAGCTTTTACACCGGGTTGTAAGAAAAATGGAATGTTTTCAAGCATTAAAGTAATTCTAGCCAACATTTCTCTAGCAGTTGCACCTTTGTTTGCTAATATTGCAATTGATTTTTCCGGTTGAAACAAAGCAAACCAAAGTAAATAACCACAAGCAGAAACTGATTTACCTGATTGTCTACATGCTAATACAACATTAAATCTATTTTTTTCAAATTTATTAAACATTTTCTTTTGATACGGGTATAGTTTAAATGGTACTAAACCTTTATCAAGTGAAATTATTTTTGCATACTTTTCCACAAAGTATATAGAACTTTTCATACACTTTGCGTATTCAGTAACTTCGGTTTCCGTCCAGTTTTGAACGATACCGTCTTTCTTTATATTTGGATTACCTAGATAGTTATCATTTTGATTTTGGAGTGACATTGACTAGGTCCGTTTCATTCTTAAGTATTTTTTGTAATTCTGCAGTTGAACCAACGAAGAGGTTGTTTGTTGTTTTGGCAATATTTTTTATCTCTTCTTTTCTATCTAAGTCTTTTTTCTTTTTATTTAAATCCATTAATCTATCATTTACATCTGAAATATTTTTTATCATGCCTGACAATACTTCAAATGCACGTGGATGCTCACTCTCTCGAGCAACTTCAATCATTAATTCTAAACTTTGTTTACCTTTTTCAACAAGTTCATAATACGTATCACGAGAATATTTGTAATCATTATCAACATTCTTTTCTTCAGGTGGAAAAAATTTATCCATTTCATTTTTATTATTCATTTAAAGTAACAAACTCTCGATTTTTAATATGTTCTTTCTCTATATCTTCTTTTGATTGTCCGTGATATGCAACTGCATGATGTTTTTCTATCATATAAGTATTTATAGACTTATCGGTATAGTTACTTGTTCTCCATAACTCACCAAGTATTCTACCAAACTTACCTGTTTTATCTTTATGCGTTTTTAATATTATTTGATCATCATCTAACATTCCAGTTAAAAAGTCTTTTGCAGCCAATCCATATTTTTTTTCTTCTAAGTCACGGGTTCTCGATTCTGGAGTATCAATACCATATAATCTAACTCTCTCTTTATGTAACCAAACACCGAAACCAAGATCAATATCGACATCTACTGTATCACCGTCAATTATTCTTACTACTTTACATCTATATTCATACATTATGCGCTATCCACTACTGTTGTTGTAAAACCAAAATCACTGTCAGCTAAACCAATTACACTCGTTGGATTTGGAGTTACTGTTATTGTTTGAAGACCCATATCTGAGTCTTTCAATCCTGAATTAATATTAAATACTTTTGCCACACTACTACGAATGACAGAATTATCAGCAATCGGACCATGATAACTTATCTTCATTTCAAAATCAATGCTGTAAATTATTGTACGTCTTTGTTCCATCGCTCCTTCAAAATCATCTGAAAAAGATACGCCTTGTATAATTACTGGTATATCTTCAAGTAAAGTCGGATACTCTGTTGAAAAAGGTTTTATAGTAATAGAATACTGTGGATTAAACGTTGGTAAAATTTGTTCAACTATTTGTAATGCATCATCTTGTGATTTAGCATATGCGTTTAATTGAAAGTTTATTGAGTACGGAACGGGTGTAAAAAACTTTTGTCTTTTATTTACATCTGCGTTTGATGATGTGGTATTAAATGTAGTTGTTTTAGCAAGTTGTCTAGTGGCATCATAAGCAATAGATGTTATTTCAAATGACATTCTTGGTAATTTAATAGCAACCTTTGTATCATCATTTAGATCTGGATTTTCTCTTACTCTTTCAAGAAATTTTTGTTTTGGTGCATAAGATAATGGAACTTTAACTTGGCTTATGACCGCTCCACTTGAATTTTTTCGAATCACATAAATGTTATTAAACAGTCTACCAAATAAGGCAACTGCTTTTTTTGTTTTTTCGTGATAAAAGTGACCGCCAAACATTAGTTATTACTCGTATCTCCAAATGGATTTGTTTCAGAAAAATCAATAAAATCAGTTGCTGTAGTGAAATCCGTATTTTGTTCATTTTCTGAAAGCTGATTATCTTCAACTACTAAATTAATTATTCCACCTGCACCAGTCTTTAAACCTATAACTTTCTTACCAACAGTGAAAGCATGATATTTTCCATCATCTGCACCAGCATGTATTAAATGAAGCTTATCATCAGAATCTGAATATTTGGCAACTTCGGCTCTCATTAAAGTATCACCGCTAACACTAGTGATGGTTTCACCAATTTCGAATGTTGATGGTGATGGTGAAGCAAATCTAATGATTGGATTTGTATAATTTGTTCCTGGGTTTGTTATAGTAAGACTATCAATTTCACCGCTGTTACTATCTATTGTAGCAGATATCGCACCACCAAAACCATTTTCATCTGCAATAACAACTGACGGTGCTACAAAATAGTTTGAACCACTATCAACAATTGAAACACTAGCTAGCTGTCCACTATTTAATGTTACACTTGCTACTGCACTGTCACGTGCATTTGTTAATGTAAGTACATATTTATAAGCATATCTTCTTTCGATATCATCAATTGTATCTACACCTGTATCTAAATCTTCTCCAGTATATTCGAACAATTGACATCTTAATTTGTAAACTGGTAAATTGCTTAATTGATAGAATGGCATCTCATGTTCAACATGAGTTATTTGAAATAAAGATTTAGAAAGTGGTAAATAAATTAAATCACCTTCAGAGGGTCTTGTACTTGTTATTTCATTATCATATCTTTGTACAGTTTGTTCCCATCTTTTTCTTGCAACAACAAAAGTTGCTTCATCTCTTATTTCTACACCAAATCTTGTAAATAAATCTCCTTCACCTTCAAAACCTTCGGTGTTTTCAATATACATTTCAATAACATGTGATGAATTAAAACTTGACTCTGGATCATCGCCAAGTACTCTATCTTCATTTACAATATCTCGAGGCAAATAGTATACATCTTGCCCATACATTTTCAATGATTCAATTACAATATCTTCGTATAGGTTTTGTTCTGACTTTACCTTTTGACTAAAATATAAATTAGTTGCCATGTCATCCTACAAAAAAGTCTGGTGGAAGTTCTTGCTCTAATCTTAAGTTTTCTCTTAATCTTTCAATCTCACCCGTAGCATCATCATATATTTGCCTTCCATTTAAAACGACTCCTCCTGGCAACTGCATTCCATCAAACTTAATTAAGTTAGTACCCCATTGTTGTTTTATTAAAGCAGTTGTATATTCTTTTACAAACATATCATTAAATACTGATGTATGCGTACTTGGATCTACAGTGGTGTAAACTTCTGCAACTATGTAATCACCAGCTTTTATATCATTATCTGCAAAGTCTCCGAAGATATATAATCTATTTTGTCTTCTTGCAAATTGAACTTGTGGATGACCATTTAATTTCATGTCAAGTAATGACAAATATTGTTGCATTTGTTCATAGTAAGCTAAATCACCAGCAAAATTCATTAAGTCTGCAATATCATTTAACATCATTTGATATTTAATGTCAAAAAAGTTTCTACTAGTATTAAATGAACTAGTTAAAGGAAACATTTTTGAAATGAATATAATATCAGAAGATATTGGAATATATTCATTTGACACATCTGTGGCGGTTATCAAATGCTTCAAGTATGTTCTAACAGTAGCATCAGAATGAAACTCTTGATAATATTGTAATGCTTCATCGACTCTATCTTCTAATTGATCTTCATCAACGTTGATTTCAATTACAGGATCGCCGAGTCTTCTTTTACAATAATCTATAAGAGTTGCTCTTGAATTAGGAGTTGCCATTTTTAATCCTTTATTTTATTCTATTTATAAGGACTCGCACCTAAAACATCACTATCCCATGCTGCTTTTAATGCAGTAATACTAATTGCATTTGTAATTGCAGAGTCTGCTGGTGCATCTCTAAGTTTTTTCTTCTTAGCCACACTTGCAACTTTTCCATCACTATCATTTGCTTCAGCGGCTTTCATCCAAACAACATCTTCAGCTTCAAGTAAAGGTGCTCTTACTTCTCTTATTTTATTTTTAAATATTTCTTTTGCTGCGGCTAAGTCTTCACTGATAGCAGAATGTGAGCTATCAAAAACCCATGCATTTCTGAAATGTCTATCAGAAGGTTTATTAGAAGGAACTGCAGCAATCACTCCATCTTTGTCTCGAATCATTGTTGTCATCTTTTATCCTATGCTACTTCTTGATTAATCTTCCAAGCACTACGCCACGTTCTATGACTTGGTAGATTTTGTTTTTTACAAATCATTAATCTTCTACGATTTGATTTTTCATAATCTCTCCACACTCTTTGTGGTATATCTTTCATAATTAAATATTCAATTGCTTGTTCTTCAGTCATCTTATTAATTGGTTTTGTATAATGTAGTAGATAACCTCTTGTATGTTTCTTAAAATCAGGTTTTGCTTCATCTTCTGCTAAAGCCCAGTAAACTTCAACGGGTGGTAGTATACCACCTTGTAATGCACAAGCCATCCAGTTTGGATCAGGAATCGTAACTTT